CTTACGAATAAAGCAGGGCGATAGACCACTAAAGAATAAATGGTACTCTATAATAGAGAACATTTCAGATACTTATGCAGAAATAAGTCCGAGAGATTTATATCATAAAATAGACAATGGTGACGGTACGATAACAGATGATGGGTTCGTTGCCAGCATAACTAAATTAGCGTCAATAGGACTTAACAAGCAGGAAATATGTGAACAGTTACAAATCAATCCCGTGTCATTCCAGAAACTACCGGAAATCGTGCAGGCATACGAACAGGGTCAGGCTTTGTGGCGACCCATGATAATGGAACGGGCTATTGATACGGTAAATAAGTTAATAATTAATAGCAACTGGTTCGAGAATGAAGGATTGCCGGGTCTTATCCGAGACGCAAGTGAGCATAAGGTTTTAGAAGAGGAAGAAGTATTTTCAATGAAACCCAAAACTAAAATAAACGAAAACGGCGAAGTAGAGCCGGATGGATATGAAAGAGTGCCTTTACGTGTCCATGTCAGACGAAAAACTATCCCCGCCAGTCCGATAGCACGGTCACAGGTTATGGAAATAGCAACAGGTAAGTTATTGAAAACTATTGATTATTCAAAGGTAGATAAGAATGGAATGGCTAAAAATATACCAATGATAGAAGAAAAGCACTTTGATAATTCCGGTAACTGTGTAGTAGAAGCGGAAATTATTGAGGAAGAGAAATAATGCAGGGGCTTACATATTTACCCGTTCAATTACACCAGTACTTAAAGGCTAACAGAATATTAGAGAATGACAGATTGACAAAACTGTGGGCGGTGGAATCATTAAGCGGCAGAGACAAGGAAATGGCGGGCAAGAGTATTGAAGAGTCAATACGGGCCAGTGAAAATACCATACGGGAATTAGTCGCAAGTGACCCATTAAGATATTATGTACCGACAGGTGATAATGAAGAGATAATAAAATGCGTAGCTCACTGTAAAGAGAAGGGCAATTCTATTGCCACGATAGGTAACTTCTCCGGTAACGGTACAGGCAAAACCGAGACACTTGTTAATATATTGCTTAACATATTAATACCGGGATATAATGAGTACTGGTTCGGTAAACATGATTTTTATAAAGACCCTAAATTCAATTACAATGAAATCTGGTACTGTTCGGAAACGGCAGCACTGGCAACAAGTGAAGTCATTGAGCAGACATTCAGGAAATATCTAAAGCCTTTAGGTTATGCCACAGATAAGTATATAAAGCATAAAAACGGCAGGATATATTCAATCCAACTTCCTACATCAGACTATTATATTGTATTCAAGACATATAATCAGGAAAAAGAGTCCTATGAGTCCGGTAATATTTCTATGGTGGTGTTTGACGAACCGCCAGATGAAAATACATGGAACGCAGCGATGTCAAGGGCAAGTAGAGGTAATATAATATTCCTGCTGAATTTTACTCCATTAGAGTGTCCGCCGTTCATTATTGATAAGATAAAGGCAGAGGCGGAAAAAGGCACACCGGGTTATTATGTATTTACTTCCAGTCTTTACGGAACGACTTACAGCGATAATCCGAGCATTAAATCATTAGGTAAAAGGGGATGGAGAACAGTAAAGGAAGCAGAAGAGTCTGTTAGTCATTATGATATGGAACAGGCAGAAGCCCGTATTTACGGCAAGCCAATGTATTATGTAGGGCTGATATATAAAAACATTGATAAAAATAAACACCTTATTGAGATTACCGATAAACACTTTGAAGAGTACCGTGAAGGCAGAAGAGAATGGTTCATGCCGGATGATAAAGCAAGATGGGTGTATTGTGAAGACCCCGCAGGTGCAAGACCGCAAGCCGGTGTATGGGTGGCAATCAACCCCAACGGCAGGATGGTATTTGTAGCAGAAGTACCGCATGACAATAAAGTGCCTTATTGGGATATGAAAACGGGTGTAGGTTACGACCAGCACTTTGAAGAAATGCGACAGATGGAACAGGATATTGCCGAACAGTTGGGTAGTAATACTACCCTGCAAGTTAAGAAAAGGATATTGGATAAATACTTCGGTAATCAGAATAAGAACCCTAATGAGACCCTGTTTGATATTTACAAGAAGAAACTGAAAGAATACAGAATGATAGGGCGGTGGGTAGAGAGTTACGGCGGTACGGGCAAACAGTCAGAAATAGAGTACGGTCAAGCGGTAGTACGCAATGCTTTAGACGAATATCTGCCGGATGGACACCCGAAAATAATTATCCACTCCACCTGTAATAATCTGTGGTCTTCAATAAATAACTATGCCTACAAAATAAGAATTGCAGCCGGAGCTTCATTCGGTAAAATGATAGTAGAGAAATTCAAGGATTTTGCTGATATATTCCGGTATCATATCTGCGATAAAGAGAATGTCAAGGCGATGTTTGACAGCGATAAGATTAATACCGACTACACCTACGGCAAGAAGAAAATAGACTACACTAAACTGGTGTAAAAATAATTCAAAGTATAATTTATTATTATTCAATAGTTTAAGACGAAAGCAACAGTAAAGTAAAAAATACTTCTTGACAAGTATTATTTACATTGTGTCAGCTTGGGTCGAGGTGCAAATGATAAGTACTGATTTGAAAGAAAAACTTACCGAAATTGGTCGTTCAGAGTTTGATTTAACAGAAATGATAGAGCTGTATAATCAGGCAAAAAAATACCGCCAGAGCTGTGGTGCAGAAGAAATGATTAACATTGGCACACGGTTCTGGAAGAATGACCTTAGTTGGGGTGTTTACGGTACAGCAGCGGAGAAACGCAACTTTGACAATATAGTTGTTCGTAATCTCGAAGCGAAAAAGTCGAGACTTATTGCACACGACATGAATATCCGGCTCAAAAATCCGATAAATCCTAATATTATAGGTCAGGATGTGTTAGAAGACGAAATGAACTTTTCGATAGATTTTCACAACATAACACGGGGTACGGATGGGGTAATAGACGGTAAGCATTATTGGGGTTTAGGGTTCTGTAAAGTCGGTTGGGATAAATGGCATTATGAAGATGGATGGGAAACCGGAGTACCGACAGTCAGGTCTTGTGATACCCGAAAGATGTATGTTTCCCCGAACTGCCGTGACGCTTATTTGAAAGATAATACCCTGTATTGCGAAGTCTTTACTTATGAGAAGAAAGCACTTAAAAGAATGTTACGCAGTGGTGAATATGACAATGCGGGTAATGTAGTAGAGACTTTGAATAAACTGGACAATCATTATGAATTTAATAATCTTATTTCAAAGCAGTCAGGGTATGGTGAATTTATTGATGTAGTAGTATGCCAGTATCAAGATCCTCATATATTTGAAATGAGAACGATAAAAGATTATATAAGTGACGACGAACCGGCTTACGAAGTATTTGAAGAGGATTTAGTCAATACCGTTGGTCAGGATAAGATGGATAAAGTTGAGGATATTGACGATAATGACGCATTACCGGAAGGCATAAAGGCAAGTAAGTCATATAAACGCAGGATAGACTCATGGTATGAGTGCGTAATAATCCCCGGACTTAATATGCTTCTGCACAGAACATTTTGCGTAGGTGACGAAAGCGAATATGTTCAATATGTAGGCAGGAATAATCCCGACAGTCCATATAAATTCTCAGACGCTTATGATTTAGCACAGATACAGGAGATACACGGCATAGCAATGAATATGCGTCTTGTCAGTGCAATAAAGCTGTTTAAGAGCATACCGTGGATTGACCCAGAAGGAATAGAAAACGGTCAGGCATTTGTAGATAACTGGGAAAACTGGGATCAGGTTTTAGTAGTCAAAGATGGTTATGTAGAGAAAACGGGTAAACTTCCATTTGGCTGGATAAAACCACCACAGGGCGGTATAGACCTTGAACGGTTAGAGGCTCAGATGGAAAGCAAACTTGCCGACATTACCCGTTCAACTCCGGCACTTATGGGAGAATCCGGCGGTTCACACCAGTCAGCCAAACAGACACAGGTATTATCCAGTAACGCAATGAACTCTTCGAGGATAGATTATCTGCCTTATGAAATGTTACAGCAACAGGTATGCACGAGAATAAAGAACATGATAGCGGAATACAAGAACTTCCCGCATAAATACAACTGGATGGGTAAAAAGATTATTACCGTCAATGAAAAGGGTGGAGATATACAGCTTATGGATGTAGCCCCTCACTGTATGGTAATAGTCAGGGAAGCGGACAGCGATGAAGCAATACAGGAATCCAAACAGGACAGAATACTTCAAATGACGGCAGACGGATTTTTACCCTATAACTATGGTATCTGGAATGGCGGACTTGATAATCCAGAAGAGATTATATCCGAAAAGGAACAGCAAGACCAGGCGTTTAAGTTTATGCAGTCAGTACAGGAATTAGCAAAAACAGACCCTACTGCCTTCCAGATGTATTTTGAAATGGTACAAAAAGCTATTGCCGAGGGTGCAGTATTAGAACAGAATGATAGAGTACCTCAGCAACCTCAGCAAAATAAGACAAGTAGTCCTCAAAGGGCGACAGCATAGGCTATAAGCCTCAAATGCGACAGCTAAAGGACAAAGGAGAACAGAATGTTTAGACAGTATTACCCATTAATGTCACCAGACCCGATAACGGATGGTGGTGGAGTTCCAGAATCGTATGACGCAACAGTTAATGTTGAAGGCAAAGATTACGGTGTTCACGTAGAGAAAGGCAAGATAACGCCTCTTCAAACTTATGAGGACTGGAATACTCCAATTCTCAATGACAAAATATCCGAGCAATTGGTTCACGCACAAAAGAAAGCTATGGAAACATTAAAAAACAGCAATGAAACCACCAGACAATTGCAGGAAAAAGAAGATGAACTGCGTAAACTCAGAGAGGATAATCTTCGCAAAGAGGGTATAATCGAGACGTTACAGAGAGTAGTACCTCCCAAAGAGGAGAAACCAAAACCCCCTGCAAAAGACGATTTCGATGTAGTGGCAGAAGCACGTAAGGCAGCCGGATTAAAGCCGGATGATGAGGAAGGATGGGATGATTTGACACCGACACAGCGTTTTAATGCCCAGTCAGTGGCAACCCAGAAACTCATCGAACACACGCAGTTAAAATCCATGCAAAACTTTAACGAAGCTAACGCCAAGGCTAATCAGCAGTTTGCACAGGAACAGAAACTTGCGACTACCCTTATGCAGAAAGGTCACGACCCGCAACAGGCAAAGACGTGGATGGAACAGAACGGGGTAATGTATGGAGAAAATGGAGTTAACCTATATCTGAAACACATGGATTTGGTTAACAGCAAACCTTCAACCCAACGAGACCCTCTTGATATAATTAATCGCAGGACGGAGATAATTGACAAAACCCCAGACACTACACCGAAAGGTTCACAGTCAGGATTTGTATTTGTTTCAACCGAACAACAGCAAACCATAGATGTAGAAAATGCTCTCAGGAAAACGTCAATAGACCGCAACACCCTTGCGACTGAAATGCGAATGAGAAAGTAATTTTAGTGATTATTATCAAATGGGTGTCGTTATAACATTATAGGAGAAAATTATGGCAACAGGAGCATGGTCTCATGGTGCGATTACTACGCAGACAACGCAGACAGAGGTATTAAAACCGTCTTGGCGTTCTCAGCTTAATGACACCTACTTAACAAGAAACTCATTAGTGTCAATGCTGACATCTATGGGTGCTTATGGTAGAGTTGACAGGGACACCCACAACTGGGCTACCTACAAAGAAAAGATGGAATATGTTACGGTAACGACCAATTCCGACCAGACGACTTATTCCATTATCACAGTATCAACAACCGATATTGAGAAAATTGCGAAGTATCATGTATTACGCAATCCCCGTAACGATCAGGTGTATTATGTTTATAGCACCGTTCACGCAGACGCTATAACCGCATACACATTCCGTGTTAGAAAGTTAAGTGCCACCGCAAACGCAACTATGGCTTCCGCAAGTGCAACCGATATTATTGCGGGGGATGTACTATATATCGTGGGTCAGTCTTATTCTGAAAAATGGGCTGACATCACCAACGCAAGCAACTATTCGGTTCACAAAACAGAAGACACTGAATACAACTACATCGAGATGATGTTTGCAATCAGTGAGATTTCCAAGTTACAGGCTAATTCTGGACGGTGGATTGATAGCCCTGAACGTATAACCAACACCAAGCGAATGACCCAGCGTATGTGGCAGGCGTTTGAAGCGAAGTGCTTTACCGGAATGAGAGCCAAGAATAAAGAAGTGTCAACATCGGAAGTTTATACTACCTTCATGGGTGGCATAGGCGACTTCACCGGCTTACAGACCAAAACCGATTACAAAACCTCGTTCACGTGGGATGATTTCAAAAGCTGGATTGAAAGCGATGTAATGAGCTGGAATGACAGCCCGAATTTGAAGGCATACTGCAACAACGCCATGTACTTTCAGGTAAACAAGTGGATTGAAGAAAATTCGGGAACATCCAAGACATGGAGTGCCTCTGGTGAAGACTCAAGCTGGGGTTATCAGGTTCGTGAATTAATCACTCCGGGTCCGCGACTTGAACTTATCAACAACCTTGCTTTACGTGAACTGAACGGAACTGATGCCGTGATGTATATTGTTGACCTGAACCTGCTCAACCTCAAGTACTATGGTGGAGTAGAAGATGATTTCGGGTTCAAGATAATCACCAACTGCGAACTCAAAGGAAACGATAACCTCGTCGACAAGATTGAGTTCTGGCCTACTCTCGAAGTACTTAATGCGGAGCGTATGGGTAAATTACGTTTACTGAAAGCGTAAGGGGGTAACGATGAAGAAGATACTTTTACTTACATTGTTCGTGATGGTTTGCATTTCGTTGTTTGCATTGGACGCAACCAGACAAACATGGACTACATCTGTGGAAACGTGTAACGGACAGGAATATTTTGTAGCCGTAACCAGCACAGTAGTAACGACTGCCGACAGGGTGGTTTATACCGAACCGACAGATTTCAAACTTAACTGGGAAGCTCCAATTATTGTAATCGTCAATCCAGACGCAGAAACATACGGTCACACTGCACTTCCTGTAACGATGTATTGTGGTTACAGTGATGACTTTAATGTTGTTGTTGATACTTTAGGTGCAGCCACTATTACAGACGGATGGTGTTACGGCAATATAGAGTCTGATGTTTATAATACCACCGGACAGATACGACTATTTGGTATGCCGAATACACTGGCTGATTCTGCTAACGGCTGTTATTTTGTAGAACCGTGTCCAGAACTGGCATTTGAAATAACTGACGCTTCCACCCTATTAGCAAGTACTATTGAGATTATAATCATGCAACCCGCAAATTTAGGAATACCGTCAAACTGGTTCAACGTTTACGGACATTAAGGGGGACACAATGAAAAAGACCCTTATCCTGTTAATTATCCTGCTGATTAGTATTGGGTTATTCGCATATACAGCAGTAGAAGCAACATGGACAACATCAGTTGAAACCGTTAATGGTCAGGAATACTTCGTGGCGGTAGCGAGCAAGGCTGTAACTATTGCAAACTCGTCTGTCTATACAGAACCTACGGACTTCAAGCTCAACTGGAACGCCCCGATAATTGTTATAGTAAATCCAGACGGCGGTGTTTATGATGATGAAACCCTCCCACTGGAAATGTATTGCGGTTACAGTGATGACTTTGACCTGTCAACTACATCTGCGGGAGTGGCTACAATCACAGACGGGTGGGAGTTTGGCACAATAGAAGCAGACGTTGATTCTACTTTAGGACAGGTAATGTTATATGGAGTATTTCCAACACTTGCAGATGATACCGATGATTTCTATTTTGTAGCACCTTGCCCCGAATTAGCATTTGAGCTAACGGCAGTCACCGCATTTCCAACAGCTACTATCGAAATAATTTTAATGCAACCGTGTGATATTGGAACACCAAGCACATGGTTTGAAAGTTACGGTAAATAAGAACAATAAGGGGGCGGATTATTTCCGCCCCCAAATAGGAGTTTAAATGCCAAAAGCAAAAGAAGAAGAAATAAAGCAACCTTCAAAAAGTTATGTTTTCAAGACGATACATAACAATCCCAACGAACATTTCGGGGGACTGGTAACTCGCAAGTCAATCTACTTTGATAAGAACTGCCTGTTAGTGGGTGACGAAAACACGTATAAAGACCTTAAAAAGTACATCGAAATGGGACTTATTGAGGTTTTTGAAAACACCATGAAGGAAGCATTAATGCCGGAATCGAGTCTTGAACCGGAAGCACGTCTCAGACTGCTTATAGCTAAGGCTAAAGACGCAGGAATCCAGGATTTCAATGGCAAGGTTATTGACGAATGCACACCGGAAGAGATTGATATTGCTCTGAAAGTAGCAGGGAAGTAACCATGATATTTTCTGCTTTAATTACCGAGATTTCCGTTGAGTCTAGTGCACTGCCGGAATCAGAATATAAAACACTAATAAAGCAGAAGTTCTTTGACGCAGTCGTGAATATGCTTCCGGCTGCGTCAATAGATTATATACCGGAGCTTGTAGTCTCAACGCCATATACAATAACAGACGAACAGATAACATTACCGGATAACTTTGTTAAGTTCTGTTCATTGAGGGCTTCCGGTATAACACCAAACGCCACACTCACTAAATATATTCAGGTAGATAAAGACTTTTGGGAAAAGCTGGGAACGGATAGTGAGTTTACACCTCCGGCAAATAAATGTTATTATTACGTAGAGGGTAGAGTTATAACCTTTTTCGCAAAGACTCTTGTTTCCGGTAATAACCTTACGGTAAAATATATTAAACACCCGACAATGTGGGAAGAAGCAGATACAGTAGATATGTATGTAAAATATCACAGCAACTTTGTCACAGCAGCGAAATTAAAAGCAATAGCAGACGTTAAAGCAATAATCAGGGGAGAGCAGAATGGCGACTTGGGATAACATAAAAATACGGTTAGGTGACAAATTAGGCGACCCAGATTTATTGATTTACGGTGGTATGTTAAAGGACTGTTTCAGGGCAGAATATTTAAAGTATGCAGCCAAAGCCCCGACAGAACAGATATATTTATTACAAACAGTAGTAGAATTGGATTTGACAGATAAACAAGGTGATTATGCGATACCGAGTTCAGTATTATTTATTAATGTAACCGCTCCCTTTTTATCCGGTGGTTTGATAAGTTCAGATAGTAGGTCATTCAAACGGTTTATGAATGTAAGCCCGACCAAATATTCACTGGCAATGCGTAACCCGAATTTAACACCAAATTCTGACGAAGTTTATTGGCTCAGGGACGGCAATAAGTTATTGTTTTTAAGCGATAACGTAAGGATAAATTTCTCACTTAATTACTTACCGGAGTTGGATTTTGACCACACTGATTATATAGCAGAAGAAGTTATTGGCATAATAATGAATATGGTAGTCAACACGATATTAGGGAAAAAGCAGAATGAATATACCAAAACTGATAAATAGAATCCAAAGCCAGATTACCGAACCGCCGAATTATAACTTTATTTTAGATACTGTCAATATTGCTATAAGCAGGATTAACACCCTGATTGAAGGTTTTGACAGCTATATTACCATAATTCAGGCAACAGCAGGAACATGGGGCGATGTCACAACTACGTGGGGAAATACGACAACGGCGTGGCAATCATTGGGAAAGCTCACGGACTGGTTTGATTATAATGCAACGGACTTCGCACTGGCAGCTAACTCCGGTAAAATATTGAGATTGAAGAATGTATATAAAAACGGATTAGGATTAAAGCACGTCAGTAAAGAAAGTCTTGACCTCGATATTTACACTTCAAATGTTATTGCACTTATTGGCAGGACGATCTACTTTCCGGCAGACATAAGCACGGGAACAGATGTTTACAAAATCAAGTGCATATTGAAGTTTGGCGATGTAACCAAAGATACTACCGAATATAATATACCGGATTACTTTGAAGATTTAATCTATAATCTGGTAATAGAGGAATTAAGTTTAGACGCAGTTCAAGTATCAAATGCAAAGAGTTACGTCAAAGCTGAATTAGAAACCGCAGGAATAAAAACAGATATATGGGGAGATAAACAATGAGAAAGATATTTTACGCTTTAGTCATAGCATTTTTAGTTTTGGTAGTTTACTTATCAGGAACACCTGGCACGATACAGACATCCGGTATAAATTCCACTTACAAGCGGTTAATGTTCGTTTATGCAGATAGCCTGACTTCCACATTAAAACCAATAAAGATGGGTAATGAGGAAGCGACACCGCTTGAAATATCTACCACCGGATTGAATTTATTATCTACCAACAGGTTCTATATTGATACGCATAACTACATTTATTCACCGTCAGATAAAAATCTGTCAATCAGTGCAGACGACTCGCTGTATTTATTCTACGATAAATTGAAATTCAGTTCTGGTGGATATATTGATGGTAGTGATAATCTGGTTTTAATCGGAAACGTGACAGCAGTTGACGGTACTTTTAGTGATGATTTAGTTGTAACAGACGACGCAACGATAAGCGGAGAGACTTCATTAGCAACTTTAGCAGTAAGTTCAACGTCGGCATTTACGGGAGCGATAACAGCAGGTGCAATAACGGCAAGCGGTGCAATCAGTGGCAACGTAACCGGAAACCTCACAGGGAATGTAACCTCTACTGGAGCTAATTCATTCGGAACGATAACTACAACCGGCACTCTCACGACCCCGACAGTAGCCTGCACGACAGCAACGGTATCTGGTTCGGCAACAGTGGGTACAACTTTAGGTGTAACGGAGGTACTTACGGCAACGGGCGGACTTAAGGCAGGTACAATATCCGAAATAACCGACACGGGTGTAACTATTGATGGCTTACTATTAAAAGACGGCAATGTTGACCTAAATGGTGACATACATAAACTAATAATAGACGCAGACGCAGATACCTATATCCATAGCAAACAACAGGCAAATCAGATATTCTATACACTAAACGGTGCAGACGACTTTCAGATGACAGCCAACACCTTTACCGCTTTATCCGGTTCTTCTATCCTGACAGATACCATGAATGAAACCACAAGCAGTGCAGGCGTGACAGTAGAAGGTGCTTGTTTTGAGAATTTAACCAGTGTATTTAGTCTGTTAGCTCCAGACGGAAAATATATTGCGATAACATCCGCTGCACAATCAGACGCTTATGACCCTACGAGTAATGGACTGACAGACAGACAGGATTTATTTATTGCAGGTAAACTTGAAGTTGACGGTGCAGCTTATATGGATGGAGCGTTGACGGTTGCCGGATTACTTACAATGGACGATATGTATTTTAGTGGTGGAGCGTCAACTATTATTCCGTCTGGAACATCTGCAAACGAATTAAGCGTACAAGGTGGGGCGGGAACAACCAATGGTGGCGCACTTTATCTTGACGGCGGTAATGCCACAACCGATGGTAATGTTATAGTGGGCAGAAGTTATGGAAATCTTGACATACAAACTTTATGGGGAGAGTCGAGCAAGGAAGTATTGACGTTAGACGATGAAGTTGTCAACACAGACCTACTTACTTATCAGACAACAGTAATAGCAACGACAGACAGTGATACCCTGATTATAGGCGGAACTCCATTTGAAGGATTAATAAAGCAGTACATATTAAAATCATGTACTACCGATACCGTCAAGATTGAAGCAGGAACTTATGATTGCAATTTAGACGCAAACGGAGAAAGTGTAAGGTATAAATATATTGATAGTGTCTGGTATATTATAGGGAAAAATAATTGACGAAATTAACCGACTTTACGAAGGGAGAATATTCAGGAAATCCCAAACTGATACCGGATAATGCAGTGCAAACCATGCAAAATCTGGTGTATCGTGATGGGAGATTACAGCGTAGAAAAGGGATAACAGCAGCCAATTCTGGATTACGTCAAATCATAGACACATACGGCGGTACAGCCACGATTGATAAAATCTGGTCATGGAAACCGGCAGTCAGGATAGACGGCAGAGACGACTGGTATTATCTGGTTTACTACACCAATAAAGAGATGTGGATATTTTACTCTTCCGGTTCGTGGACACAGCAATACATAACTACATTCAAGACAAATTCACGGATAACAGTATTTCAATCCCCCGAAAGTTTGCTCATTTCTGACGGCATTTCAAGCCCTACAAAGATATATATCAAAACTACCGGACTTATTGTCTTTGATAAATTAGGATTGTTAGCCCCGACTTCCAGACCGACACTTTCCAATGCTCAATACACAGACGAAACAGACCAGCCAGTATTCGGCGAACCGGGTTTTGTGAGAGTAGCAGTTACCTTTGTAGATAAAAATCAGATTGAAAGCAATCCTTCATTAATATCATTACCATATAATGCACAGCGGTTCAAGTATGTTGACGGGGTGCAGTCGAATTATCTAAAGTCAATAGTAACGGATAATATTGACGTTCCGCCGGACAGCGAGATAGAGTCTATTAATGTTTACACCCAAATATCATCATTCTCGGAAGGTTTAGGCGGAGATAATTTCAGTTATGCAGGTAACTTTCCGGTTAAGGTAGGTCAGAACTCATTTACTTTATACGACAGCGGAAGCAGTACGACACCGATGTCTTATGAAAATGATGTATTGAAAGTAGCCGACAATATTGCCAAAGCAGGAGATATTATTACTGCCACTACCGGAGAACAGCTTTATTCATCTGACAGTAAATTCAAGTATATGCAGGAACTTAGGTTAGGTAATGTCAATACTCAAACCTTTATAGGAAAACCTGTCAGGTTAAGATTATACGCTTCAAACGATACTACCGCTCCGGCAGAGCAGAGATTACCTTATTTTGAGTTAGCACATTTCAATGAAGACACAGACTTACCTTACATAAGAATATATGATGATGATATGGTCACTCCCCTCGATGTTGGAATAATCAGCAGTGATGTAGATGATAAGTATATGGAAGTTATAGTCAATACTACAATGTTGGCAGGAGTAACTAAATCTATCTGGCTGGCATTTACGCCGGATGAATATAGAACAACTTATCAGGGTCTTGAAGCTAATTCAGATGGTCAGTTTGTCACGACAGCAGACGGATTTAGAAAGCTATTTAGAAATATTGACGTGCTGAATTTAGACACTAAAGTAGTTTGTTATGCGGATGATACGACAATAGATGGAGTTGATATTGGAGAAGTAAACCTTGCAGATAATACCGTTGTTGTGAGTGAAATAGAAACGGCAGAATATTTCCTGACTCATACTATATGCGTGCCATACGTAGAGTATAAAAAGGCATGGCAGATTAATAGACCAATAGGAAATCTAAAAACAAAAATAAAATATTCTTTTGGCTCAGATATTTATCCAGCCAGTTTTACACATATTGGTAGATTCAGAATACGACATACGGACGATACACAGAACAACATAGAACTCATTAACATAGATACGGACGAAATGAAACTTGAATACGATTATGATTCTGCTACGCAAAAAATTACAATAAATGTAGATTTAGGTGGCACTGCAACACCAATAATAACAGACAGAGAAATAGGGCAATACTTTACTGGTTTAGTGTTTGATTTTATGTTGTGCTGGACAATAAAGAATAACGATGACGACCTGCAACATCATATTGTTTGGATATATCCCATTCATAACAATGCTGGCGACGATCTTATATATGATGGGCGTTTGTCAATTGACGGGTTAAGACACATTAATAGCATACGATTCGGAAATAATTCCTCTTATTTGGCGTCCTGTCAGCATTTATTTTGTCCTAACTTATTCCTTGAAAACTCAACTAATAACAGGGAAGCAATAAGACATTACGCCAACTATATGCCTTTATATCTGACAGACGTAGTGGGATATAAGTTTGGCGATAATGACAATGCGGGTAATAGTCACTTCTCATTAGGAGAGATTGTTGACT